AATCTCGCTGCTACGAAAGTCACGTTCGCCGTTGTCGCTATCACGACGCACACGAACCACTGAAGGGTCTCCTCCAGTTAAACTACGGAGGCTGTACCCAGCAGAGGCATCAGGAGCAATCTGGAAGACGCTCTCGCCAACTGAGTTCAACCGTCGCTGGCGACCTAAGGCTGAATCAAGGCTAATATGCATACTAGATTTTGTGTACCGCTATAAGACCACCGGACGCAACAGTTACGTTGGTGAATTTTCCATAAATAATAGTACCAGCACCAAAGGTAGTATTCAGTTCGTCAGCATTCTCAATGCTACTTGCTGCTACACCGGAAAGCGTGCTGTCCTTAAGTAATTGAATTGCCCCGTAAGTGCCAACACCCGCAGTTGCGTGGTTAGTCCCGTCAAGGATTATTGAGCCAGCAGATGAGAACTCTAGTGCGTTGTTTCTTGAACTTGCCATAATTTGTATTATATCACAGGGGTTACTATCGGGATTGACGACTTACGTAAGTTGAAAATCTGTTGTTAATTGTGTTGTTGTTTGAGCGAATGTCTATTTTTTCAAGCTCCAGGGCTAGGTAGTTTTGAGCTACTTGTTCCTCAGCTAAGGCTTCCTCTTGTCGGTTTTGAACCCTGAGAAAATCAGAGTACACAGAGTGAGCAATGTAATTAAAGAACTCCGAAGGTACTTCTACTGTTGAAGCGTAGTAAGCCGACGTAACTGCAAAAGGGGTAAACTGTTTCTTGTAGGAAACAAATGCTGTATGAGTTGCCGAGCTAGCAATATTTAAAATATTGGCTCCATTGAAGTCCACAAAGAAATCATATTCCAAGGATGAACTATTTAAGAATGCTCGATTGCGATGAATGCGATTAAAGTCACCTATTGGACTTTTTCCAGATTCAATGTAAGGTATTAAATTTTGAGTTAAGACCTTGAGGATGTCTGAACCCGCCCTTGGTGTCCAAGTTTTTACAGCTTCTACTGAATCATTTTTAACCGCATCTGCCTCTGTAAACTGCACGGTTCCTGTGTCATCGAACACAATCTCCCCGGCAGAATTTAAAGTATTTGTAACTCCCGTTGCAACTACCCACGCATTACTTGAATTTTTATAAATTAATGTATCATTCGTAGTATAACCGTTATACACATTTGTGCCTGGAGTTGTTGCAGCACCCTTAGCTGTTCCAACAAATTTATAGCGTTGATTCACCGCAGTGCTTGTTGAGCCTGTAGCTCCAGATAGTTCGTAAAGAGCTATTTTTCTTTCTTCTGAGCTAACAAGATACCTAGGCCATACTGGACTTTCGTCAAATGCCTGTTGGAACCTACGGTTGATGAAGTGACTTAACTGATCCTGCTCACCATCTGCGAGTTGACCGCCCGTCCCTATGAGGGATGATGTTAATTTAAATAGGTCACCGTAAGTTCTTGTCTGCATTATATTTTGTTGGGGCTAAGTTCTGGGAACTTCTTATTGTAGTACTGCAAAAATTCTTTAGAATGCACAGTCTCTTGACCGTACTTCTTTACCAGTCGAAAGAACTCTCGCGCTGGCATTGTGGCAACAGGTCGTCCCAAGGTGGGATGAACAGTACCCTTTAGTTGATGTGCCTCTTTGGCTGCTTGCTGGTAGCGTTCCTTCTCGGTCGCTTTTTCCAACTGGAGACCATCTTGGATCTCCTGCATTAATGCACGATTGATCTCCTCATCGGAGTAAGTCTTTGAATTAGGAACAATGATATTCATAAGTAAAAAAAGGGGAGAGCCTGGAATCATACCAGACCCTCCCAGAATTTATTTAGCTTGTGCTGACGATCTTACCGTGAGCACCAGGGTGGTAAACACCGAGGGTCAAAGCGCAGTCAACAAAGCCGCGTTCGCCGCCACCAAGATTTGGTAGACGAGAGCTGCCCATAGGGATGAGTTCGTGAACACCGTAGTATTCAGGATTCACCAAGTAGCCAGCCATTCCAGCAGTACCAGCTTGTGTTGGCATACAGTCAGGGTTAGCGTTTACAACAGAGACGATGCCGTGATCACTTTGATAGAGATCAACCGAAAGCTTGATAGTACCGCTTTCACCACCGTAATTAACCGAACGTACCGAGTCACCACTTGCGCCACCGATGCGAGCAAAGTCGCTGATGTCTTGGCGGAGAGCTGTATCAGCAACGAGCATAAGGTTGTTGGTAGAACCAGTAACCTTGAAGATCGAAGAGATAAGAGAGTTCAGTTCAGTTTCAGCGAATGTGCCGTCAGTAACGTCAGCAATGCTTGCAGCTGGAGTACGGAACGCAGCAGGTACGTTACCCGAACCACCACCCGCAGCAATCCAGTCACCAAGACCGCCGAGGCGATTGACTGCACCAGCTCCGTCTTCAGTTGTCTGAGTGTTAGCGGAAGCAAGGCTTGCCTCGATGTCGCGCTTGAGTTCACGGATTGCTTTAGCTTCAGCTTGAGCAACCTTGGCTGGACCAACAGAATCGACTGCTTCTTGCAGATCGGAAACTTTGTAGTCCCGACGGAACTTTTGAACGCGGTTACCAAGACGAGCACGGCCAGCGAACTGGTCAGTGAATGTGGTTACGTCAGCACCTTCGGCGATCCCAGCAGTGCTAGGAGCAGAAAGAGCATCAACAGTCCATTCAACTTTAGTTGCGGATGCTTTTTGTTTGTTAGCAGAAGAAAGAATAGGAGTTTCTTCTGGAGCCAGGATAGTCAAGACATCAGTCAAGTCCTCCCGGTTAGAGGCAGCGGAACCGCCTGCTACGTTAGTATCGTATGTATTAGAGAATGCCATAGTAGTATATAATTAGTTAATGAATTAGTTATCGGCTAGAAGCCATTTTAAGTTTCCTGAGGTTAGCGAAATCGTTTGCACTTCCCGTCTGTTTGAACCGAGCCTCTAATTCCTTTAGAGCCTTGGCTGTTCTTCCCATACCCTTTTCGGATTTGGAAGCTGAAGGACTGGCTGATTTGGGAGGATTTAGTACCGCAGATGTCTTACGCTCAGCAACGGGCTTACGTCCGTAAATGCTGTTAGTAGCGTGAGCAAACCAATAATCCAATTGTGCAGCTACTTCTGGAGCTTCACGTTTAACAACTTTCTTCAGTTGCTTAAAACGGTCATCGCCTACTGTGGCTTCAAATTGTTTACGTAAGTCATTATCTTCACCTTCAAGCCAAGTCAGTTCTTTACGAGCACGCTCTGAGAAAGAATCAGCAAGCTGCTCTCCCTCCATTTGTGCCTGAACCTTCTTGAGTTGATCGGGAAGCAAAGTCTTCTGTGCTTTACGGGCTTTTAATAAAGCCTGTCGCACATCCTTCTTTGTCCACTCCTTACCTTCGATTTCGGTTACAATGTCATCAGCGGAATAGCCATCACTCTCAAATAGAATATCCTCAGCCCACTCAACAACTTGATCGACTTCCCCTGCTTTGTCCTGCAACTTCTTGATAGAATCAAGGTTACTGTAGGGGTTATTTTCAACCTTCTTTGTTTCTAGTGGGTTGGGTTTTTCCTTGAGTTTAGCTTCTAGAATAGCTAGACGTTCCTCGGCAACCTTGCGCTTAGCAGTCAATTCACCGAATCGAGCTACAGCACGGCTACCCAGCTTGTCAGCTAGTTCCCGCAAATCCTCCTCGGACATATCGTCCAAGTCCAACTGTGAAAGAACATCATCGGATTCCTCGGTCTCCTCAGTAGCTTCCTCGGGTTCAACTAATTCTTCAGTTGCCTCCTCAGTTACTTCATCAGTTTCCTGCTCCTCGGCTTCTTCGGTTACTTCCTCTTGTGGCTTTTCAGCTACAGGATTAAGTTCCCCAAGTCTCCGCATTGCGAAATCCTCGACGGATATATTATTGTTGTCCACTGAACTTTGTTCTGCCTCAGCGTTAGCAGTTTCGATTTCGTCTGTCATATTATTACCACTCATTAACGCCGAGCGAGGGCGATGAGCGCATTATAACATACGGGTTACATTCTATCAGAATGCTTTAATTGCAGCTTATCCCAGCCTGACATTTGCAGGATCTGGTCATAAGTAATGATACGACCAGAAATCTGCTGGATAGTCTCACTGGATGCTTCGTGCATTTCACTGATGGTTTCCTCCCGGAGTTCGTGAACCATCTTGATAAATCGGGCAAAGGATTCATAGCTATGCAAGCTGTTGATATCGTCTTGAATATTCATATTATTTAGACATCTTCATTAGTTCGCCGGAAACTCTTTCCATACGTTCTCCAATGCCTGCTCGCTTAAGTTTAACCCGATTTCGGTATTCATTATTGCGAAGGAACTCCTTGGATGCTTGATCAAATTTTCTTTCATTAATTAGTCCAACGGTGATTGGACTTCCCTTTTTTCCTCCATCAAGTGATCCTCGATAAAACTCACCAAAGATTGCTGTTTGAGCCGATGCTGGGAATGAATTAAATTCAGGCATTAACTTTTGAATCCGTGGAATCCGCTCGTTGATGTCTTTCTTTAGAAGCAAGCCAGCATCCTTCCGTGAAATCCTTTGCCCCTCTTTGACATCGGGTCCATAGTGACCGTGGCCTATAGTAAGGTATTTTTCTCCAGCACCCCTTCGAGCCACCTCATCAAATCCCTCAAATTTCAATAGATAGTCACTAAATGCCCTGACCCTATTGGATTGATAGATTTCTGATGCTCTTTTATTAGCTTGTTCTTGTAGTGATATATTGTCTGGCATTATATGTTCTGAGTATCAATTTCACCCATCTGTGCAGGTGCTGTACCTACTCGACCAATCTGAGCGTTCTGTGATTGTTGCATCTGGAAGGTGTACTGACCTACGTACTTTTCCAGTCGAGCACCAAACGCCTGGTCTGTCTGGGCGCGTTGCGCGACATCCGGCTGCTGTGTGTACTGCTGGATTACTTGTAGTGCAATCTGTGCTCCTGCTGGACGTGCTGGCATTTCGATGCCTGCAAAGATCTTGGATAGGTCGTCAGTGACTTGCTTGACCACTTCCTCCTGCGCTGTCTCTACTGGCTGTAGGATTGCATCAGCCATAACTGGATCAATGCTTGTAGCAATGACATCAAGTAAGGCATCCACGTTTAGACGGTTATTGGAGTTCAACTGATTCAGTGCGACGAATTGCTGAGTCTTTGCTTCGATTGTCTGAGGGTCAGTATTCTGCACATCGAAGTTAATCATAATGTCAAAGTTCTCTTCAGCAGTACCCTTATCAAAGTTCTGTGGATCGGGAACACCTGTTACACGAAAGAAGATTTCATCTGGTCCAAAGCGTTGGAAGCATTTGAATGCCATACGCAGTACCTCAGCAGTGTGGCTAAGAAACTTATCAACCAAGAACTGCTTGCGGATTTGACTAATGCTGCCTTCCTCGTCGAGTCCAACCAGTCGGTCAGCCAAGCCAAGAAGAGTTGACTCCATCTCAATTGATCCAGTGGGTGGCGGTGGTGTAGGAGCAAAGTCCAAATCACCCTTGCGGCGGTATGGGATCATACGACCCGGACCCCAGTCACTTGGTGCTTGACCAACTGGATGCAGGATAGGAGGCAGGGTAGATAAGCTGTTGCGATCAGTACGCGAGTCCCGCTCAATCTTTACTTGGTTCTGTAGTCCACGAAGCAAGGAGGGAACAGTGGATGTATCATAAAGACGCTTACTGTCCTCTGAGAGTTTGCTTACTACAACTGGATAATCTTCGTATCCATTTAGTAATTCGTACTTGGCGTAGCCAGGGGTTATCTCGTCACCACTGAACTCGCGGTGGAATACTGTGCAGTAAATCCCCTCAGCACCATCCTCTTGGTCAATTAGTCTCTGATATCCATAGCAGATTTCAATGAGTTCATCCGCTTGGTAAGCACTATCAGTAAGGCTAGTACTGCGACGGCCTTCCTGCTCTCGTTCAATTGAGTCAATATTAACGCCACGATATTTTTCAATAACGTAGTCAACGAAGTCCTGATCCCATCCATCTGTTGCAACCTTGTTTTCGAGTTCTTGTGGTGTGTAATAAGTCCGCCAGAAGCAGTAAGGTGCTCGCTGTGGGTCAGTAACGTACGGAGGGAAGAAGAAGTCCCCATCAGGTGCTAGAGTCTTAACCTCGGGTGCATTGACCTGTCGGCGAACAATAGGAAGTTCCGCTGATCCTTCTTTGCGTAAAGCTTTGAGTGCTTTCTTTGCACGCTTCTTTGTTGTTCCTTCAAAGGTAGCTTGTAGC